ATATATTATTTATTATTGACATATATATATATATATATTTATCGTATATATAAAACACTTATATCTTGATTAAACCTTAATTGTTTTATTAATAATTTATTTTGTTCCAAATATAATTTTAATTGACTTTCTGCAGAATTAATATTTGAATCATTATATAACCACCACTTTTTATCTAAAGTATCATAAGATTGGTGCGAATTAATTTTTTTATTATATCTTTCTATATTTAAATATTGTTTATTTATAAAATTTTTATAAAAATTAATAACTAATTCTGTAATGTTTGAATTAAATATTAAAAAATCTATACAAACATGACCAATCCAGTAATCCTCATAACATATTATTTCATTTTCATTTAAATTAATACTTAAATCTATACTTGTATCTATATAATTAGGACTATTTTGAATGCAACAACAACCATGTTCTTTAACACCAATTGGAAAATTAAATTGTTTTAAATATAATAAACCATTTTGTCTTTTAATTCCTTCTTTTCGATCTTCATAATATTTATCAGCTGTTTCCCATTTAACAAATAGTATATCCATTCTATGAAGAATTAATTTATCATATTTAAAATTATTTTCTTTTTGATAATTTTCAACATTATGTAATACATCTATTATTCTATCCCATCTTACATAATTATTTTTTTTATCATCCATTATATTTAAGATTTTTAATTTATCACCAACAATAGATTTTATTTTATTTTCTAATTTATTAATATCAAAATATTCTCTTTTTATTTCTCTAAATCTATATTTTTTATTATTAAAATTAGATGTGGAAATAAATATATCTAATTGATCATTATCATTTAATTTAAAATTTTGTAAAATTAAATGATATATTTTTTCAAAACTACGAAATAATCCAAAAAAACAAATAGCATATTTCATTTATATTAAATAGTAAATAATTTATTTTATATTTTCTAACTTATTAAAATAACTATCTTTTTCTATAAAATAATTATTTCTTGAATGCCAATGATATGCATATATTTTATTATTAAAAAATTTATTTATATCTTCATTTGTCTTTTTAAAAAAATTATCAAAATTATTTAATTTACTATATTTACTTGTTTTATTAGTATCAAATAATATCCAAACTGGATCAAATAAAACACATGGCAGGCAATATAAATTAATATCATCTGTAAATATAATTTTATTATATCCTAAATAAAAATTTTGTCCTAGTAAATTAAAAGGTGATACTGTTCTATTATATTTATTCATTAAATCAATGCAATTTTGACTTTTTTTAAATAATCTTAATAATCCATTATTACCTTTTTTTTCAAAACTCCAACTGTAACAAAATTCTATATTCAATAAAGAATCAAAATTTTTTATTAATATCATATCTAAATCAAAATATACTCCACCATATTTATATAAAAATATTACTCTTGCCAAATCACTTCTAAATTTCAAATATTTATCCTGATTTAAATGTGGATTTTTTTCAAATAATGTTCCTTTAGCTTCTTCATTAGGAATATACTTTTTTATTTCTATATTTTTATGTTTTGGAATTAAATTAATATTTTCTTCTGTAAAAGTTTTATAATCTAACCAAACCCATAATTTAGTTTTACTTAAATTTTGTGTTTTTAAATATGAATTAATACATAATATTTGTTTTCTATCTAATTTTCCATACCAATAAACATGAAATATTGTTATTTCATCTTTATCTAAATAAAAATTTAATTTATTTTTTTGTAAATATTCTATTCCTTTATCAATATTAGTATAATCTATATCTTTTAAATATTTCATATATAATATATATATATTAATTATTATATGATAGACTTAATTATACAATATTTTAGAGTTAAACGAATGAATAATAATTGTATCTTATTTAAAAGACAAAATGAATATACATATTGTTTAAAAAAAAATTTAGAATATAAATATATAAATAAAATACATATACTTATTGAAAATGATGATGATATACAAGAATTAAAAAATGAAAATATAGATATAAATAATAATAAATTAATTTTATTTAAAATTAATAAAAGAATGCATTATAATGATGCATTATCATATGCTAATAAATATTTATTAAATAAAATTGTTTGTATATTACATTCAGATATATTTTTAACAGATGGATTTGCTAAAATTAATATAAATAATTTAGATAATAAATTGTATGCTTTATCTAGAACTAATAATTATAATGGAAAAAATACTGGTAGAGGAATACGTATTCACAATATTAATAATAAAAAATATTGTGGAACATTTGATGGTTGGATAGTTAAAACACCTATTCAAAAAGATATTATTGATAATTTAGATCAACAACAAAATGTATGGGGTTCAGAAAATAGATTAATTTATATATTTAAAAAATATAATTACAATGTTATTACACCAAATATTTTAAAGATGGTACATTGGCACAATACAGATATTAGACCAAATCAAAATGATAATTGGATTCAAATTGATGGAACATTAATTTCAAATAATGAACAACAAAAATGGAGAATAAATAATAGAAAATTAAATAATAATTTTGTAGGTGGTAGAATACCTATTATAGAAGGTGTATCCGAAATGGTAGAATATTTATAATCAAATATTATTTATAATTTCATAATTAAATAAATTTCCATATAACTTTTTTACTTCAATTATTCTTGATTCAATATCTTTAATTATAACTTTTTTATTATTTTTAATTAATAATAAAGCAATTTTTAATTTAGCACTTTCTTCTATAATATTTATATTTGAATTTTCTTTAAAACAAACATTTTCTATAACATATGTTTGTTTATTTAATAATAATAATTTATTAGTATCATTAATAATATGTTCTTCATTATATTTTATAGTTGATTTTAATAAATCACTATTAATGTTATTTTTATCTATGAATAATTTTAAAGCTTTTGTATCTCTTGGAAAACAAGGACCACCAAAAGAATATCCTTTTTTAAAATATTTATTTCCTATTCTTGTATCTGAGCCAATTGAATATAATATTTTATCCTTAGATATAATATTATCAGACTTGTTAATATTATCTATCAAATCAGAAATCATATTACAAAATGATAATTTTGTTGTAATATATCCATTTATTGATAATTTTATTATTTCAGCTTCTAATGGTTTAACAATATTAAATACTGGATTATTTACTGTAATTTTACTATAAATTTTTTTTAAATTATTAATAATATTTTCATTATCTGATCCTATCAATATCATATCTGGATATTCTAATCCTTTAATTATATCACCCTGTGCTATGAATTCTGGATTATAAGTTATTGATATATTATCACAGTCTTCTAATAAAAACTTCGCTACATTATCTATATATTGTGGCATTATAGTGCAACAAATAATTATATGTTTATTTTTTACTTTTTTTTGATTTATTTGATACAGTAAATTAGATAATATACTATGATTATAAAAAGTATCTCCTCCACTATTTGGTGTTTGAACTATAATAAAAATTATATCAGAAAAGTTTAATCCATCATTTAAATTTATACTTGCTTTAAATTTTTTACTATTTTTTAAAAATTTATTATAATTTGGTTCTTCAGTATAAAAACTTTTAATGCTTTATTTCTTTTCTTTTTTTTACTTTTAATTACTATATTATTATTTTTAATAATAATATAATAATAATTATTATCTTTTATTATGTATTTAACATCTTTCAAATACCACTTCTTATTTTTCCAATAAGATAAATTACTATCAATAACTTTGTTTAACATATATATATTATTTACTAAAATTATTTAATAAATATAATCCAAATTCTTTTACCAAATTATTATATTTTAATCTTTTATTAAATATATCTAATCTTTTATTTATAATTTCTTTACAAATTGTTTCATTTTCATTGTAATAATTTATTTTTTCCTCTATTTCATTAAAATCTATTTTTACTAAACTATCACCAAATATATAATCTTCATATGTTAGCCAATCATCATTTTTATATCTAAATAATAAACAATTACTTTTATAAAATGATAAATATCTTCCACCAAATGGTAAAAATAAATATTTATTATTATCTATTATTTCCTGACAAGATATATAATTATTATAGTTAAAATATTCAATAAAATTATTATTATCTATTTCTTCATCTATTATTTTTTTATATTTATATAAATTAAGTAATGATTTATTAATTACATAATTACCTAATTTAGAATGTTTATTTTTACTACCTAATTTAAAATCTAATATCGATGGATTTTTAAATGAATATTCTAATGATTTAATTCTGCTAATATTATTTAAATCACAACAAATATTACTATTCCTCATACATAATATATTATTTTTCTTATTTTCAAATAAAATATTATCCTTAACTACTTGAAATGATATTAATTGTAAGCTGGGAAAAGGCAAACAATTGTTATATTAATATTTAGTAAAAGTAAAAACAGGACAATTAAAACTATTTTGTTTACTATTTACTATTCTAAATATATCATTACTTGTTTTAGAATTACCCCATTCAAACTTATGTTTATGAGGATCATCAATTTTATTTTTTCTTATATCAATTATATCAATTTTATTAAATCCTACATAATCTAATAAACATAAATATAAATTTAATTTTAAATTAGGATATATATTTATTATATCTTTTAAAAATTTAACTATTAAATTTTTTCTATGAGGATGTGTATTATTAGTGACAATAATATTTCTATTTTCTATTTTAAATAATGTTATTTTTTCTATTTTTAATATATAATAATCTAATTCATTTTCATTAAATAATAAATTCATTTTATTTATATATTTTAAATAATAATTATATCTTTAGGACAATCAGCCAAATACCAAGCTACTTCTGTAAAACTACTATTTTTACTTCCAATAATAAATTTGTTTTTTGATAGTAAATATAATTCTATTAAGTCTTCTTGTATTCCTTTAGGATGATCTCTACTTGTATTTAAATTTGTTTTTCTTGGATAGAATATTAATCTATCTTTATACATTTGTTTTAACTTTATTTTAACTTGTTCAGAATCTGTTGATAAATAAAAATTTTTATTTGGATATTGATTTAATCTATCTTCAATATTTTTAAAATTATGAAAATGCTTATGTCTGCTATTTTCACCACTTCTATTCCAAGAACGAATATGAACCGATATTGTATCTTTATTAAAACATTTTTTAAATTTATCTATTTCTATCTGGATTTTTTCTAATGGTTTTAAAATTTTAAAGTAGTCAATATATTCATTCTTTATATTTTTAGGTATTTTATTATACATAAAGTCAATATTTCTTCTAAATCTATCACTGGGTGTAAACCTAAATGATTTAAATGTATTAAAATTTTTAGGTATATTATCTTTACCTGCTACATAAAAACAATGCGAATTAAAAGTTTTATCATCATCTTCTATTTTATCTACTTCTATATTATTTAAAAATAGAAAATTAAAAGGACAATTTAAAATATGAACATCTTTTTTATAATCATCTAAAATATTCCACTTTATTTTATAATCATTTGAATTATTATCTTTGGCCATTTTAACTATAGAAACAAATGATTTCAGTCTATTACATAAACCGCTTTTATTTGTAGAAATAAACATTTTTTATTAATATATATATATATATGTGGTATTAATATATTTAATAAAACTAATTTAAATATTAATATTATAAATTATTAATGTTCAAAAAGAGGTCATGATAAAATAAGTCGTTGATTTGAAGTAGTCGGTTTATTTTCATTTTATTGATTTTATCTATTTAACCTATTTCAATCATCAGCTCATCAAGTGACATCACACCTACTGGTGTTACTAATGTATTAGTATCTTGTGATAAAACAACTTCATTTACTCCATGCTTATTTTTTGCATCATATTTTTTACTATTTACAAATAATGTTTTACCATTTCCAGTAAATGGATATCCAGTAAATTTTTTATCACATAGAGAATTATTATTTGCTGTTTGTTTTACATTAAAGTATTCAGTAGTTTTACATAAATCAATTTGTTTTTTAATTTTACAATCATTTTCATTAGATACTTGTGGAAAATGTTTACATGGTCTTAATAAATTAAATGTGCTTACTTCTAATAATACTATTCTACATGTTAATGGAAATGGATCATCTGGTCTCAACCCCAGTATAGAAGATAGAAGTACCCACAACTCATCCACATTTTTTATATGTCCCTTTCTTTTTAAATCTACTAATTTCTCTTTTAGTTCTTCATAAAATCCAAAAAATAATGTTAATTGTCCAAATTTATCAGTACATGATTTATCCCATAATATTTCATTCTTATCATTCTTTATCGAATTACATTTAGATATTCCTCTATTTACATCATCATTTGAATTAAAAGGAGTAAATGTTAATAATTTATTCAACTTCTTTCTGCACCATTTAACAAATGTTGATTTCTCGCCCATCGATTCAACTTTAAATATCGTCGTTATATCTTTTTTAGGTGTATATAGTTTTTCTACTTCATCTGGATTAAATTTTCTTGCATCAAGAATAATTTTTTCCATTGTGTTTTGTAAATCTGTATTTTCTGCTTTATCTTTTTCCATTGTGTCTTGTAAATCTGTATTTTCTGCTTTATCTTTTTTCATCATGTCTTGTAAATCTGTATTTTCTGCTTTATCTTTTTCCATTGTATCTTGTAAATTTTTATATTTTGATTTATATTTCAAATATTTTTTTTTTGAACATAATATATATATATATATATATATTATCAACTCATATTATTTAAATTATTTGAATTATTCTATAGTTATTTTATTATTGCTTACCGCTTTTATTTGTAGAAATAAACATTTTTTATTAATATATATATATATAAATGTGTGGTATTAATATATTTAATAAAACTAATTTAAATATTGATATTATAAATAATTTATGTTCAAAAAGAGGCCCTGATGAAATGAATATTAAAAAAATAAATAATGTTTATTTTATTCATAACCTATTACACATTACAGGAGAAAAAACTCTTCAACCATTTGTAGATAATGAAATTGTTTGTTTATTTAATGGTGAAATTTATAATTATTTACAATTTAATAAAAATTATAAAACTGATGGTGAATGTTTAATACCACTATATAAAGAGTTTGATATAGAATTTACAAAAAAATTAGATGGAGAATTTGCAATTTGCTTAATTGATTTTGAAAAAAATATTATAATAATATCAACAGATGCTTTTTCAACAAAACCGTTATATTATTCATTTGAAGATAAACATTTTATGATTAGTTCATTAGGAGAGTGTATAAGAAAAGCAGAATTTAAAAATATTCATAAACTTCCACCAAATAAAACTTTAAAATTTGATTTAAATAATTTTAATAAAATTAGTGAAACTAATGTTTTTACTTTTGAATTAAAACAATATAAAAAAGATTTCAATGATTGGAATAAAGCATTTGAAAATGCTATTTTAAAAAGAACAAAAAATAAAAAATTTTATGTATGTATGAGTAGTGGAATGGATAGTGGAGCAATATGCTGTGTTTTAAATAAATATAATATACCATATGAAACATATACTATAAGGGGGTCAGAAAATTATAGTATTATATGTAAAAGAAATGAAATTAATAAAGTAAAAAATAAAGTAAAAAATAATTTATTTAATTTAAATAGTAATGATAAGAAAACACATTATGATTTTATTCAATTGAACTGTGATGATTTTAGTTGTAGAAATCCACCATATTCAGTAAAAAAAGATAAAGCATCTATTGGTTGTAGTTATATTTCTAATTTAGCAAATAAGAAATATAAAATTCATATATCAGGACAAGGAGCAGATGAAGTATTATCAGATTATGGTTTTAATGGTAGAAAATTAAAAAGACATAGTTGTTTTGGAGGAAAATTTCCAGAAGATTTATCTAAAATATTTCCTTGGAAAAGTATTTATGGTGGGTTAGGTCAATGTCTTTTAATGAAAGAAGAATTTATAGCAGGTAGTTATGGAATTGAAAATAGATACCCCTTCTTAGATAAAAATTTAGTTCAAGAATTTTTATGGTTAGATCATAATTTAAAAAATAGCAAGTATAAAGCTCCATTAAATAATTATTTAGATATTAATAATTATCCATATGAAAAAAGATTAATTAAGATTGGATTTGATCCATAATAATATCATAATATTCTTTTGAACATCTATTAGAATTTAAATAATTATAATTAATATTATTTACATATTTATCATAATTATTTTTAATTAATTCTAATTTTACAAAAAAATCATCAATATCTATAAATTCTTCACCACAGGGTTCGCATATTTCTTTTACACCTCCTCCATTTTTATAAAATAATATAGGTAGACCACATGATAAACCTTCGAGATAGTGTGCTCCACCAGGTTCATTTTGTGTAGCTGTTAAATATATATCAGATTGTCTTAAAATATCACCTAATTCTTTACCATTTTTTGGTGATATTAATTTAACATTCTTGGGTGAATAACTTTTATTATAATTACCAACAAATATTAATTCAAAATCATTTCTAATATTTAATTTTTCATCTAATTTATTATATATTTCAAAACCTTTTAAATAATCATTAGACCAATGATGTGTAACTATTATTAATTTTTCATTTTTAATTTTTTCTCCTTTTTTATATGGATAGTAAAAATTATGATTACATCCATTTAAAATAAATTTAGAATTTAATTTAGAACAATCATTATATTTATTAATATAATATTGTTTTAACCAGGAACTAACAAATATTACTTTATCAGAATGATTCATAGAATGTAATAATATTTTTTCAATATTAATAGATTTTTTCCTTTTAATATCACATTCATTTACTCTATGAATAATTTTTACTTTTGGATTTCTTTCTTTAAATTTTAATATATCCCAAATTCCATATAATTTATGTTTTCCCTTTCGTGGATCAATTAAAAAAATTATATCAATATTGCTATTCAATTTAAATGTTGTTTCTATATTATTTTTTTCCAAGTAGTCAATTAAATTTTTTACAAAAAATGCTCCTCCTCCATAACTTCCTCTTGGTGGTCTTAAATTAAAAAACACTTTCATTATATTATTATTATTATTATAATTATAATTATATTAAAACTAATTAATAATAATAATTATTAATTAAAATTATATAATATTACTATCCGAATGAATATAATGTATCAGAAATAAAATTACTATATTTTATAATAGATATACAATGGATATATAGTAAATTAGCATATTATCGTAAAGAGAAAATTACTAAATTTTATAAAAATTATTATACTACAAAAGATAATGAATAGAATGAAGATATATAACTATATTAATAATAGAATAAAATATTAATAATAGAATAAAATATTAATAATAGAATAAAAATAAATAATAGAATAAAATATTAATAATAAAATAATAATACAATAATTATGAAAACCATTTTTCATAATTTTGATGATCATAAAACCATTCATTAAAATCAAATTGAATATCTATTCCATCATAATCTAATAATTTTTTATAATTATATTGTCTATCCCAATCATTACTTCCACCATCTTGTCTTTTAAAAAGTTTTCTTGTTTTTAAATCACAACTAATCACAATAATATGTCCCATTCCAGCATAAATATATGCTAAATCAAAAATTCTATTTTGACCATCTTTACAATAATTTGCATAATTTTCAATAGCCTTATTGTATGATAAAATAGTCCATTTATCCATATAAGTTTCTTTACTAGGTGATCCTATGATTTGATATAACATTCTAATATTATTTGGTAAATTATCAGGAAAATATGAAATATTTTTAAAACTCATTTTAAATTTTTCCCCTTTATCTTGAGAAAAAAATGCTATATTAGAAGAATTATAATTTTCGGATGATACTTCTGAATGTTTATTTAAATAATCAGTTATTTTTGAACAATTTCTTGTTTGATATTTTAAGTAATTTGTCATTTTATTTTTATAATATATATATATAAATAAAAATAATAATATATATAATTATCAATTTTTATATTTTATATATTTATATATTACCATGGATCAAAAATTAATTAATACAATAGATATAGAAAAAATTTGGAAGAAAACATTAATGAGTAGAATATTTAAAAAAAAAAAACCATCAGTTGGATGGATTAACCAATTAGTAAGATTAAAAAATATACAATATAAAAATAAATACAATATAGATAAAGCATATAAATATGAAGATGGAAAAATAATTTATAATTTTGATTTATAATTTTTTTTTTATATATAAAAATAATTATTCTTAAATAATTAACTATCCAAAAAATTAAA